TTGGACATCTCAGTATCGTGGGTATCGGAGAACACCTGCTCCATCTCTTCTAGAGAAAGCGGGTCAGATGCAATAATGCTGTTGTGCAGAACTTCTGCAGCCTTGTGCACGCTCCGCCCCTGCGCAGTGAAACTCGTGGGCGGAATAGGTTGCTCGAGCACGTACCGCCGTCGGTAGGCCTCCCCACACTTGAGGTACTGCGTCACCTGTGAGACTGACAAATACCCGCGCGGTAACATGCGTGAGTAGTAGGACTCGGGGGCAGCGACCTTCTCGATGCCCTTAATCTCTTCGTTATCTACGTCGTCCAGCATCGTCACGTTCCTTCTCAGCCTGTATCTGGCATCTATAGGGGACTCGTCGTCATCAGATTTACGCGGCACGTCGCCATAGTTAGTGGGATCCAACAGGTCAGCTGCACGCAGCGGCGGATTCTTTCCCCGTCCGGCTAGTGACACCACGTTCTTAGGTGTAGCGGTAGCTTCCACAGGGTAATCGTTCTCTGGTGGCAGCGCTGCTTCTAGAGCTGGCGCGGCGCGTGTAGGCGCTAGCGTTGCCGCCACTACGAGTCCTTCTGGGAAGGCCGCGGCAAACTGCGCGCACAGCTCCTCCGTATTAAGTACACTGAATCCGTTGCTGTTGAAATAGTTGTCCAACATTTCGCGCAGATCGCTGGACTCTAGTTGTAGACGTATTTTCATGGTATCAACTTTATCTCCGCGGTTTTACGCATTGTCACCCTGTCGTGGATGCAATCGGGGTCATACAGAGAGATTTTGTGCGCAGCACATCGGCGCGCGAATTCTGGACACGTAGCACAAATAGAGCGCGTTGTCACCAAATGGCTGAAGTCCATCTTCTGATCCAACGCCGCGGCTTTAGCCTCATCCAGCGTGTGTGCGCCTATCAAACGGTATACCGTGACTTTGCTGGCTTGTCCTATGCGGTAGTTGCGATCAATCGACTGTAGATAGTGCTCCAAACTCCAAGGCAGGTCGTAGTATATTGTGTAATTGGCGGCGTTGAGCGTAATACCAATGCCCGTCGATGCCTGGCCTACGTAGAGGCGCACTTTGGGGTCTTCGTTGAAAGAAGTGCGCGCCGCTTTGAGATCATCCGTGCTCATACCACCCTGGACACGGACGTGGGCATATTTGAGCTGTGCGGCTAGTTCGCAGATATCGTCCAGCTGGGTTATGTAATTAGCCCAGATGATCACCTTATTATTCTCATCCAGCAGTAGTTTGTCTAGTAACCCTTCTAACTGCTCGAGACGCGCGTTGTCCTTGTAGTGCTCCACATGAGGCGCAGGGTCCTCAGAAATGACCTGGCATCGCGGTGTATACGGCTGTATCTCAGCAGCTAGGCACGCGTCTAGGTGGGTACAGCCGTCACACAGTTTGGGGTTCTTAGTGGTCTTGTACATGAACCCACTGGATATCTGCGTTAGCTTGCCGAGCACCGTGATCGTCTCAGGGGCTAATACGTGCGGCGGTACTACAGGACCCGTGCTGTTGTTTATTAGTCCTGCGTCCATGTCCTTCTGGAGCACGAACCCTGCAGCGTCCGCACGATCCATGATGAAATCGTTATAGACCTTCTTCAGCGAGTGGCTAAGCGCGAACTTCTTGTCGATTATCACACGCTCGGGGAGGTCTAAGCATTCTTCCTTAGTGCGCCGTACGCAAATGCGGTTTACCCGTTCATTGATGATGTCTAGGTTCTTAAACCCCAACAGCATCTTGGGGACATTCTCATTCGCTTCCCACTCCGGGTACACGCCGAACTTCTTACGGAACGCCCACCAATCCTCTGGGCAGAAGTACGTGCCTAAGAACCTAAGCTGTGCGTACAGATCAAACGGTGACCCTAGCGACGGGGTGCCCGACAAGAGCACACGCCGGTACGCGCGTGACGCCAGTGCAGTCGCTGCCTTGGTGCGATTAGAGAACGGCGACGCCATCTGGTGTGACTCGTCAGCCACTATGAGGCGGTACCCAATCTGTAGAATCTGTTCCTGGTACAGTGCGGCTGTCGTATACGTGACGACCGTGGCGGGTGGCGTACTCGCTATGGCCTTGTTTATTAGCGCCGTCTTTTTAGCTTTACTGGTTGCGTCCAGTATAGTAACAGACTCTGCAGGTATGCGTCCGTGTGTATATAGCTCTTCCTGCCACGTGCTAAGCATGACTCTGGGGCACAATATGAGCACAGGCTCGCGGAGCACCCGTAGCCAATCTGTGATTATCTTGCATTTGCCTAGCCCGGGAGAGTAGAACAACCCCGCACGCAAATTGCGCATTATGTGCGCCAAGCCATCGATTTGATGCTGGTACGGCTTGGTCAAGTAGCTAAAATCGACGGGCACGGCGTTGGCCGTGTCCAACTGGTGTAAGTGCTGGACAACCGCAGGAGAATGCGTCAATTTGGGTGCGAGTTTGCTTAGGTCCGACAGCACGGACTTGTGCACCGGAAAAAACGCAGGGAAGCGCCAAGCACCCGCCCTACCCCAATACGACGCGCCGTATACAGCTTTGTATACGTGGTCTGTTGTGCGCAGCACAAATACCGGGGTACCATAGACGTTGTCTAGTTCGAGCTCCAAAATTCCTCCCAGGAAACAAAAATGAGCGGCGCAAACGATGGTGGACTTTCATTTTCGGATATCTCCGGTAGCCGCGGAGGCGCGGCCAATCCGAATCCGATGTTCGATTTCCTCACGGGCTTTGCACCGCGCAAGCTCAAGGATCTGTTTAGGTGGGTTGAGTACCTGTACTACAACTCTGCACACATATTTGCGGCACTCAAGAAGTTTGCCGAGTATCCGGTCACTGAAGTAGATCTAGATACGAACGACGAAGCTCTCAGGACAAACTGGGATCGTGTCCTCAACAAGTCCATAGACGTTAAGGGCGTAGCCATCTACTCGGGGCTAGACCTGCACCTCTACGGTAACTCATTCATATCTATTTACCAGCCCTTTAATAGATTCCTAATTTGCAACGAGTGCCAAGGCCGCACCAACGTCCGCAAGGTTAAGTACAAGTTCAAGTTAAAAACGCTGAGCTTCAGCTACACCTGCGCGGCGTGCAATCAGCATACGTCCGGCACTCTGAAGGATGAGAAGGTTACGGACGAGGCGCGTATCAACGTCATACGCTGGGACCCCAAGCTAATAGACATCAACCACAACGCGATCACCGGGGAGTCCGTGTATTACTACACGATCCCACAAGAACTCAAGCGTAAGGTAGAGAAGGGGGACGCGCATATAGTCAACACGATGCCCGTGGAGTTCTTGCGGGCCATTAGAGACAACAAGGTGTTCGAGTTTGCCGAGGGGCAGATCTACCACATGAAGATCAGCCCACCCGCGGGTATCGACTCGCAGTGGGGCTTTCCCCCACTTACATCAACCATCAAGTTGTTCTTCTACACAGCCGTGCTGCGCAAAGCCAACGAGGCTATCGCACTAGAGCACATAGTCCCCTTCAGGGTGCTGCACCCTGCGGCAATCAGCGGTACAGCGGATCCCGCGACGACGATTAACCTGCTGCGTTGGCGGCAGGAGCTAGAGTCTAATCTGCGCAAGTGGCGCCGCGACCCTAATCACATCATGTTCGCGCCCTCGGCATTGGGTGTGACAACCATGGGCGGGCAAGGCCGCAGTTTGTTAACGCTTGGCGAAGTCAAGGACGCCGAGGATAACATCATTGCTGCTATGGGCATCCCGCGTGAGTTCTTGTATGGCGGCCTATCCTTCACGGGGTCCGCCATTACTCTGCGCATGTTGGAGAATCAGCTGGAAACATACACAGCCCAGTTGAACGGACAGCTGGAGTTCATCATTGAGCAGACGGCTAAGATACTCAGCTGGAAGCCTGTCAAGGCCGAGTTCATCCCCTTCAAGCTCATTGACGACGCGCAACAGAAACAGCTGTTGCTCAACCTCAACTCCATGAAGCCGCTCGTGTCGGACGGTACTATCCTCGGCATGATGGACATTGACATCAATGACGAGCGTAAGAAGCGGCAACAAGAGCTCCTAGATGAGACTCGGGCGCAACTAGAGACGCAGACAAAGATACAGACCATTCAGAACTCACTCGCGCAACAGGCGGCGGCACAAGCGCAGGCGGGTAGCAGCGGGGGTATGGCGTACGACCCTCGTGCGGTATTGGGTAAGGCCGACGAACTAGTCCAGCAGCTGCAAGGCATGGACGAAGGAGGCCAGCGGTCGTTTATGTCGCAACTATCTCAAGAAGACCCCGTCATGTACGCGGTGGTTAAGGATCGTCTGGCAACCGCTAAGAGCGTAGAAAAATCCCCTGCTGCACAACAGCAAGGCTGAGAGGAACTAGCCCTTGAGTGACGAATTCATCAAAGCGCTGATTAACGCGCAAGAAATGCCGGAGATGCCGTCCGACGTGGCGGCGCGCATACCGGACCTGCTCGGGGGTGACTCCGGGCAGCAAGCCCTCATACGCAGAATAGCGA